GAATATGTGAGCCGCGATCAACTGGAAGCCGCGATGGCCGAAACCCGTCGTGCGGCATCTCGTGATGGCGCCCAACGCGGCATGACGATGACCCTGGATCGCATCAAGCAATCCCCCCGTACCCGTAGCAACATCGGTATCCGCTGATGGCCAGTTTCCCTGCAATCACACCATCAGGCCGATCCTTCAAGCCGGGCGTCTACCCACAGAAGACGTACCGCAGCATGGCGGGTGTCGCCATCAAGCGGACGTACGGCAATTCACCGTACGGCGCCCAACTCCAGTTGGACTTCGACAACATCACCGACGCCTCGGTCGTCACCATCATCGACCACTACCGTTCCCAGACCGCAGCCAACAGCCGCTTCAACCTAAGCACCGAGGTGACCGCTGGAATGTCAACGGACCTTGCATCCCGCGCAAATGCCAGCCTCGACGGTCTGCGTTGGGAGTATGCCGACGCACCAGACGTACAATCTGTCCGCCCTGGCATCAACAAAGTACGCGTGACACTGACCGGCGAAATCAAGTCTCCGTCTCTTGACGACGCCTAATGGACATCCGCATCTGCCAGTTCTTCAAACTGACCATGAGTAATGAAAAAACTCATTACTACCAGAATTACTTCGCAAACGAGAAAAAAAGATACCCGACAGCAAACGGCCCCGAATATGTTTTTGCCCCTTTCCGGGCGGAGGGTTCTGTTGCCGCACTCAACGGAGATAACAACATTGTCCAGGTCTTATTCCCCAACACGGAATTTTCCCTGGCGCTCCTACAAGACGGCGATGGTAACCGCCTAAGCCGCCTGGAACTCACGACTGTTTGGCTCACCGCAGCTGGCGCTTACACAACCAATGCCCAGACCGAATACTTCGTCGGCATTGGTGCCAGTGTCAGTGACACAACTATCGAGCTCCGCTTCCGTTCTGCCATCGACAGCACCACCAGCAACTTCCCTAACCGGACACTGAACCGGACACTGGTCGGCCCCCTACCACTGGACGCCCAACTGGTTCTTCAGTGATAAACACTAACGACCTCATCGGCCTGACGTATGGCTGGGGTCACCGCCCTGACGACGGTAGCGGCTTTACGGACTGTTTCCAGTTGACAAGCGAAGTCCTCCGCCGCTTCAACTACAAGGACTACTCGCAGCAGTTTGCCTGGGTCTACACGGTTTATACCGACAAGACTTTCCCACGCGTAAAGATCGCCCGGTGGTTACTCGAAAACGGCACCCGCATTCCAGAAGCCCGATCATCGGCGGTCGTGTTGCTACCTGCGGATGCTGGTGCAGCTCTGGGTACAATCCTTGAAGACAACACGGCCATCTACCTCGGGCCGTCTCATAATGTAGTGAGGTGCCAGTTGCCGGCGCACACTGGCCACTTCTTCTGGATGGAGCGATGACCCGTAAGTTACTGCCCTACGAGTACGACCTCATCGACGTCCTGGGTGTCACCAAAGAAGAGTACCTGGAGTTTCTGGCTGTACAGGCCGCGTACGAGGACCCCAAACAAGGCACCGCTCTCGACGTACGCAATGATTTTGGTGTAACTGCGCTTGTTCTTACAATTATTGGTGTTTTGCTGCAGGTAGCATCCGTGCTACTGATGCCAAAACCCAGTGTGGGTGGCGGCGAACGACAAACACGCGAGCAACGATTCTCCCCACGTTTCGGCTTCAACAGCACCCAAGAACTGGCCAAGTACACGGATGTAGTCGGCATCGTCTACACCGACAAATCTTCCACAGGCAACAAAACCGGCGGCGTCCGCGTATCCGGTTCTTTGCTCTGGAGCGCCGTCCGCAGTTACGGCAGCAACCAGTTTCTTCAGATGTTGATGCTGCTTGCCGGCGGCAAGATTACATCCATCGACCCTTCCAAATCGGCCTTTGGCCAAACTCCAGTCCGTGATCTGCTCACCCAGAACAAGTGGGTCTACTTCAACGACAATGCCACCGGTTCTCTCCGCTGGACTGACGAGTTAGACGACAACCAGGCTACCGATCCAACCAAATACGGCACTGGTTCTGACAATCCTTACCGCCTCCAACCGGGCAACGACACGAACACCCGTGTAGATGGATTCAGCCAAGCGTATTCTCCGAGCAGCGCAAATGTCTTTGGTGTTTACAGTCCTGTTCCTATCAATGTTCGTGTTTACCTTCGTGACGGGTCCGGCAACAAGGGATCCAGGGCTTTAGGCATCACTGCTACAGGTTGGCCCACTGGAGTTAACAAAAAAATAGCCAAAGGGGATGAATTAAAAATTACTATAAACTCAACAGAAAGTCCATCTCTCGCTACTGACTTTGATTCTGATCTTCAGCGTACAGCGTTTGACGCACGCCGTGGTTTTGCCAGTGTCTTCGACGAGGGCGGTGTTTTTAAACTTGGATCAGCTCGTTTCCGTGTAACCGGCGTAAAGGGTGCATCCACTGACGAAGGCAAAGTTGTTATTTCACTGGTGTGTATTGAAGCCGGACACTCCCCGTCTATTGCGTATTCGGCAGATGAGGTAACAGATTTAAACGCTAAAATTATAGAGTCTGCCGAATACATAAAAGCAAAAGAAAAAGTAGACGCTCTACTTGCGCTAGATGATAGAAACGGCATTAGCGTAGCTTTAAGTAATGGAAAAGATTTACCATCTGATCAAAGATTTGTGGTGAACAGTGCTACAACTCTGTTAAAATCTAAAAAATTATACGAAGTACAAGCTAGAAATACAGGAGGAAGATCGTATAACACGTATTATGTATGGAAACTTGTACGTAATTTAACCGCAACAGAAATAGGACAACTACAGGATTTCTTGGCGCTTGAAAAAACAGTAAAAATAGATAGGGACGCTCTTTACTTTATAAAAGCTCTTACTCGTGTAGAGGACTCTCTGTACAACACCGTAACCGCTTGTCACATAGTTGACATAGCCATAAAAGTACAAGTTTTCAAGCGCATTTCTGGAAGACAGCGTAAGTACGGTAGCAAACAACGTAAAGGTTACATCGAAAGCGACAATGGCATACAACTACGAACAGCACTGTTCTTGATGCACTACCGGGTTGCAGGTGAGCAATGGGAAACCGTTCCTGGTATTTTTGCAGTGCGTCGGGCTGCTGAACAAGACAACTACGTGTATATCAAGTTCAAGGGTGGCGATACCGCACAACAGTGGCAGTTCCGTCTAGAAGCAATTATGGACCCCTTGGCTGAAATACAGACCAATAAAAAACTACGTGGCAGCGATGGAAGTGTAGATTATTTTTATGTACAGAACGCGGGTAATGCCGAAACAATTTCATTAGATTTCGACCATAAAGTATTTTTTACCGGTCTTACACGTTCCAGTCTCTCTGGGATGCCCCCTCTTAATACGGCACCGGACAAAACAAACGAATGGGATCTGTTCAGTCTTGACGCCGATACCCAACTACAGATGTCGATGGATCGCGGCCCAGAATTTTCTGTCACGGCTGTAACCGAACAACTCAGACAGAAATTTGATGATACAAAACTGTATAAGAACCTTGCCCTGATCGGCTTCAACGTTTTTAGCGGAAAAAGCCTGCAAGACATGCGTTCGTTCAGTGCCTTCGTAACAGGAGGCCGTCCTGTCCGCCGCTTAAACACTTCCACCCTGACGTACCCATCCAAACCTGACGGTCCTACTTCTTACGCACCGGACATTTTCCTGGATACCGTACTGGATTCAGTGGATGGAATTGCCAATTATGCCCGCGTCGAAGGTGTGGACACAGTTCAACTCGCCAAAACAAAACGCTTCTGTGTCGAAAATAAGCTCTACATGGACACCCTTATTGCCGACCAGCAAAATTGGCGTCAGTTCTGGGCATCGGCAGCACCCTTCAGCCTGCTGGAATTTGCACGAATTGGAGGCCGCGAAACTCTAGTCCCGGCACTTCCGTACAACGAAACGACTGGCGCCATCGACCGCCGCATCAATGTCAGCGCACTGTTCAACCAAGGCAACATCCTCGAAGACAGTTACAAGGAAGAGTTCATCGACTACGACTCGAACACCCAGGACATCATCGCAACGGTCATCTACAGGTCACTGGACTCGAACGGCATTTTTGCGGTGAACCGTTCCATCTCAGTCCAACGCGCAGATGCTGATGAGGCCAACGTCATCCGCCAAGACTTTGACGCGTCGGCTTTTGTCACCAACGAAGACCAAGCCATCAAGATTGGCAAGCTGATGTGTAACATCCGCTATTACGTCCGCACCGCCATCGAATTCAAAACCTACCCAACCACCAGTCCGATCTCCCCTGGCGCGTACATCTACGTCGACATCGGCCAGAACCAGTGGGACAACATC